CGAGGACACTCCCTCCCTCGGCAAAGACAGTCAAGTCTACTTGGCTCCTTCCGATATTCTGCATATTCCTGGTATGGGCTTTGATGGACTGGTTGGCTACTCTCCCATTGCGATGGCGAAAAATGCCGTGGGACTGGCCATTGCCACCGAGGAATATGGTGCGAAATTCTTCGCTAATGGAGCTGCTCCGGGCGGCGTGCTAGAACACCCCGGCACCATCAAGGACCCACTGAAGATTAAGGAGTCTTGGAATGCAGCCTATCAAGGAAGTGGAAACTCACACCGGGTGGCCGTTCTTGAGGAGGGCATGAAGTATCAACCCATCGGGATCTCGCCGGAACAAGCGCAGTTTCTGGAGACGAGAAAATTCCAGATCAATGAGATTGCCCGTATTTTCAGGGTGCCACCTCATATGCTCGCCGACCTTGAAAAATCCTCCTTCTCCAACATCGAACAGCAATCGTTAGAGTTCGTGAAATACACCCTCGATCCTTGGGTAGTGCGCTGGGAACAGTCCATGTGCCGCGCCCTACTCATGGAGAGCGAAAAGCCGAAGCTGTTCATTAAGTTCAATGTGGACGGGTTGCTTCGAGGCGACTATGTGAGCCGAATGAGCGGTTACGCCACCGCTCGCCAGAATGGTTGGATGAGCGCCAACGACATCCGGGAGCTTGAGAACCTGGACCGCATCCCAGCGGAACTTGGTGGCGACCTCTACCTGATCAACGGCGCCATGACCAAACTACAGGACGCTGGCGCGTTTGCAAATATAAAAGAAACGGAGGAAACCGAATGAAGAAATTCTGGAACTGGGCACGGGATGATAATTCCGGTGTCCGAACACTCTACCTTGACGGCGTGATTGCCGAAGAGTCATGGTTTGACGATGATGTCACCCCTAAGGCATTTAAATCAGAACTTACTGCCGGTGAGGATGACATTGTTATTTGGCTCAACTCACCCGGCGGTGACTGCATTGCGGCAAGTCAGATCTACGCCATGCTTATGGATTACAAAGGCAAGGTCACCGTAAAAATCGATGGTATTGCCGCATCTGCTGCATCCGTAATCGCTATGGCCGGAACAACTGTGCTGATGGCACCGACTGCCCTCATGATGGTGCATAATCCGTTGACCGTGGCAATCGGTGACAGCGAGGAAATGCAAAAGGCCATCGCCATGCTTTCGGAGGTTAAGGAAAGCATCATCAACGCCTACGAGATCAAAACAGGACAGTCGCGGGCAAAGCTGTCCCACCTGATGGACGCAGAAACCTGGCTCAATGCTAAGAAAGCCATTGAGCTTGGTTTTGCAGACGGCATTCTGGACGACGAAAAGAAACGACTACAGACTGAGGATTTCACCTATGCCTTCAGCCGTAGGGCTGTTACCAACTCTCTGCTGGACAAGGTAAAGCCCAAACTGCCCAAACAACAAACAGGTACACCAATTGAGTCGCTGGAGAAGCGGCTCTCTTTAATTCAACACTAAATTTGAGGAGGAAAATACTATGAACAAAATTCTTGAACTGCGTGAGAAGCGCGCAAAGGCATGGGAAACAGCAAAGGCTTTTCTTGATACCAAACGTGGGGCGGATGGCATCGTTTCAGCTGAGGATACCGCCGTTTACGACAAGATGGAAGCGGATGTGGTCGCCCTTGGTAATGAAATCGATCGTCTCGAAAAGCAGGAAGCCCTAGACCGCGAGCTTTCAAAGCCACTAAATATGCCTCTTACCGGTAGACCTAATATTCCGGGCATAGAGACTAGGAGCGGTAGAGCTTCTGACGATTACAGAAAAGCGTTCTGGAATGCAATGCGCACACGTTCTGGTGAAGGTCTTGATCCTGTCATCAGAAATGCGCTTCAGATCGGAACCGACACTGAAGGCGGCTACCTTGTGCCTGATGAATTTGAGCGTACCCTTGTGGAAGCCCTCGATGACGAGAACATCTTCAGAAAGCTGGCCAATGTCATTACCACTTCTTCTGGTGACCGCAAAATTCCAGTCGTAGCATCCAAGGGCACAGCATCCTGGATTGATGAGGAAGGTGCAATCCCTGAAAGCGATGACAGCTTTGGTCAGGTATCCATCGGAGCCTATAAGCTTGGAACCATGATCAAGGTTTCTGAGGAACTGCTTAACGATAGCGTATTCAACCTTGAAAATTACATCGCTAAAGAGTTCGCCAGACGTATCGGTAGCAAGGAAGAAGATGCGTTCTTCACCGGCGACGGCTCCGGAAAGCCTACGGGTATACTTTCAGCTACTGGTGGTGCACAGCTTGGCGTGACCACTGCAAGCGCTACGGCCATCACCATCGACGAGGTGCTTGATCTGTTCTACTCCCTTAAGGCGCCGTACAGAAATAAAGCAGTGTTCGTCATGAACGATGCCACTGTTAAGGCGATCCGCAAACTGAAGGACGGTCAGGGACAATACATTTGGCAGCCTTCACTGCAGGCAGGTACACCAGATACCATCCTGAACAGACCTATTTACACTTCAGCTTATGTCCCTAACATCGCCGCATCCGCTAAGTCCATCATCTTCGGTGATTTCGGTTACTACTGGGTTGCCGACCGTCAGGGCCGTGTTTTCAAGAGACTCAATGAGCTCTATGCAGCTACCGGTCAGGTAGGCTTTGTCGCAACTCAGCGTGTTGATGGAAAACTGATTCTGCCGGAGGCTATCAAGGTTCTCCAGCAGAAGGCTTAACGGAGGTGCAGTATGAGCTATAACGCAAAGAACTACACTGAACAAGGCGGTGAAAAAACCGTCATAGGCGGCACGCTTGAAATCAAGGAGGGAGCCTCGGTAACGGGGCTTCCTTCTCAGTTTACACCGGCTGAAAATCAGTCAGACTCGACCGCTACAACCATTGCTGGACTTGTTGTTGATTTCAATGCGCTGCTGGCAAAGCTAAAAGCTGCTGGCCTGATGGCAGCTGATAGTTAAAAACAATGAAAGGATGGTGACGGTATGACACTGCTTGAAAAAGTTAAGGCAAACCTCATTCTTGAGCACTCGGCAGATGATGAGCTTTTGCAGATGTACATCACCGCTGCAGTCAGGTATGCCGAGAGCTATCAGCATCTACCCGAAAACAACTATGCCGAAAATGCAATGCCACCCACTACAGAGCAAGCCGTTATCATGCTGTCGTCCCATTTTTATGAATCAAGGGACGGCAGCACGGGCGGCTTTTTTGCGGACAATGTCCAGGCTGGGCAGCAAGTGTGGAATACGGTCAACCTTTTACTAAGGCTGGACCGGGATTGGAAGGTGTGATTATGAGCTGTGGAAAGATGAACACCTTCATCGACATCGTGGAAAAAGTGACCACCAAAGATTCAGAGGGGTTTCGGACGGAAGTCGACAACATCATCGCCTCTGTCAAAGCGTATCGCGAGGGTCGGCACGGCAACGAGAAATGGGCAAACAGAGCCAGCTTCTCTGAAGCCACCGACCTTTTCTGTTTTCGCCGCATACCCGGTGTGACCATTACAACTTCGATGGTTGTGGTGAACAAAGAAGACCGTTTTCAAATCACCTCGGTGGAGGATGTCAAAGGGCGCGGGATGTACATTGAGGTCCTTGCCAAGGAGGTGATCTCCAGTGGCTAAGGCAGCGTTTAAAATGCCAGATGAATTTCTATTAAAGTTGTCCAGGCTTGGCGATAAAACTGATGAAATTATCCCCAGTGTGCTGAAAGCTGGCGGTGAGGTTGTGGAAGAAAAGGTGAAAAGCAACCTGCAAAGTGTCATCGGCAAAGGTACAAAGGAAGAAAGCCGCTCCACCGGTGAGCTTGTTTCCGCGCTTGGTATTTCTTCTGCTAAACAGGATAAAGACGGGAATTTCAATGTTAAAGTCGGCTTTTCCGAACCGCGCCAGGATGGGAAAAGCAATGCTATGATTGCGGGCGTTTTGGAGTATGGGAAGCATGGCCAACCGCCAAAGTCTTTTCTGAAGCCCGCAAAATCAGCGAGTAAAAAGGCTTGTGTTGACGCGATGGTCACGGCGTTTGAAAAGGAGGTAGAAAAAATATGAGCTTCTTAAGCGAATTGACTGCGCTCATCTCTCCTCTGATTCCTGTGGAAACGGGTGTGTTTTCAGAGACTGCACCAGATCGTTATGCTGTGATCACGCCGATGGTGGATACGTTTGAACTTTATACCGACGATAAACCACGGCACGAAATACAAGAGGCGCGGCTATCACTCTTTGACAAGGGAAATTACACAGCGCTGAAAAACCAAATAGTCCGCAATCTGATCAATGCGGATTTTACAATAACGGACCGCAGGTACCTCGGACATGAGGATGATACAGGCTATCACCATTACGCCATCGATGTGGCGAAATATTACGAATTGGAGGAATAACCAATGGCAACAATCGGATTAGATAAACTCTACTATGCCAAAATCACGGAAGATTCCAGTGGGAATGAAACCTATGGAACTCCCTTGCAGCTTGCGAAAGCCATGAAAGCGGACCTGTCCGTAGAACTTGCTGAAGCTACGCTGTATGCCGACGATGGTCCTGCGGAGATCGTGAAAGAGTTCAAGAGCGGAACCTTGTCCCTCGGGATTGACGATATCGGCGTGACTGCTGCTGAAGATCTGACCGGAGCGAAGCTTGACGATAACCACGCCTTGATATCCGGCAGTGAGGACGGAGGCGCACCCGTCGCGGTTGGCTTTAGGGCGAAGAAAGCAAACGGGAAATACCGATATTTCTGGCTTTACCGTGTGGTCTTCGGCATCCCGGCAACTAACCTCGCCACGAAGGGCGACAGCATCACGTTCTCCACCCCAACCATTGAGGGCACAGTAATACGAAGAAATAAGCTCGATGGCAACGGCAAGCACCCGTGGAAATCCGAAGTCAACGAGGATGATGCTATCGTTCCGGCTTCTGTGATCACCGGTTGGTATACGCAGGTCTATGAGCCCGTATTCACGGTAACACCCTAATGGAGGGCGTAAAGATGGATAACGAAAGAAGCACAATCATTGAAATCGGTGGTAAGGAATATGAAATGCTCCTGACCACCAAGGCCACAAAGGAGATCGCCAAGAGATATGGCGGTCTTTCCAATTTAGGCGAAAAACTAATGAAGAGTGAAAACTTTGAGATGGCTCTAGACGAGGTTGTGTGGCTCATCACCTTGCTCGCCAATCAGTCGGTGCTGATCCACAATCTTCAGAATCCCTCGAAGAAGAGAGATCTCCTTACGGAGGATACGGTAGAACTCTTGACCTCTCCTTTTGAACTGGCGGATTACAAAAACGCCATTATGGATGCTATGTACAAAGGCACAAAGCGAAACGTGGAGAGCGAGGAAGAAACCTCAAAAAACGCACAGGTCGGGTAAGCGACGAAGAGTTGTTTGCCCGGCTGATTTTTTATGGTGTATCCCTTCTCCATCGGTCTGAGCAGGAGACCTGGCTGATGCCGATCGGTCATTTGCTGGACCAGTGGGAGGTTTACAAACAATTTAACGGACTTGCGAAGGCAAAACGCGAGTATTACATCGACGAAATCATACCAAATGGAATCTAAGGAGGTGGTGGGAACGTGGCGGATAACTTCGGTCTAAAAATCGGTGTTGAGGGCGAAAAGGAGTTTAAAAAAGCCCTCGCTGATATCAATCAGTCGTTTAAGGTACTCGGCTCGGAGATGAAATTGGTCGAGTCTGAGTTCGGAAAAAATGAAAACAGCATCCAGTCC